TACAGTATTTAGGCGAATCGTCTACAATGTAACCTAGCTTTTTTAACGTGTCTTCAAAGAACTTTATAACCATTATACAGTTTGAAGGGTCTAATCTACTATTGACCGTTAAAGTTAAATTGTACTCTTCTATAGGTTTTGGAGGATTATCGTCTAAATACTCTTTAAATATTTCAAACCACTTGCTTTTAAGCTTACTTCTAACGGTCCAATGGGGTGTGCTGTAAAGCTTATTAAGGCTTATAGGGTTTTCTTTTATGTAGTATTCGTAAATCATTAGAATAAATGAGTTAACCTCGCTACCTGACCGTAACTAGGGTGGTGTAAGAATCCCTCTACTGCCTTCGGAGCGTGTTGAAATCCATTTCTATGGTGCCAGGAATCCGTACCGCTTGGACTTCTTAAAGTCTCTACGTTAACGTTTATAAAATCCTTACTTACCTTATGATGAAGGTGTTTAGTATAAATATAATAATGCTCGCAGTCTACCCAATATTCTTTAGCCTCGATACTCATTAACTGCGGTAACTTATCAGACTTCGCTCCGTCTCCGTGAGTAGTTCCTATTAAGTTTTTACCGTACTTATAATACTTTCTATGAGCTATAGATACGTCGAAAGTAATATTCTTAGAGTTTCTAAACCAAGCTTCTATACCTTGGGCTAACATAAAACCGCTAATATAGTCGTGGTTACAAGGGTCGTAAACTACGTCTACGTCCGCTACAGCTCTACAAGTCTCTATAAGGTCTACTAATAGCTTAAAAGCCATTCTAAAAGCATCGTACCACATTAAAGATGCGTCCTGAGTCGTACCGCTTGTAGTAGTATTCTTAGGAGTATCTACGTGAAGCATATCGTTTCCTATATTGAAAACAATCTTATCTATATTAAATCCAGTAGACTTATCTAAAAGTCCTTGTACTCCTTCTTTAGCTCTCTGCTCGGCTATTAAATGATTATAAGGGTCGCCGGTTTCGTAAACACTCGATAACTTACCTAAATGTAAATCAGCTAACCCTATAAAAAGCAAATGAGAATCCTTACTAGCCTTTCTCTTAATCTTCGGGTACTTAGGGGCTATAGATTTAATATCTTCTAATATCTCCTCTTTAATCTCTTCTAAGGTCTTCCCTTCGTTCTTAGCGAACATCGAAAACTTCTCTGACTTATACCAGTAATGCTTAATATCTTTTAACTCGATACCTGCCGCTCCGGCTTCTTCTTTTAATAACTTATTTCTTTCTTTAGTGTCTTCTTTAAAACTCTTCCAAGCTGTAAACTCTTCCGTAGTCATTCTTACCTGGTGTGGGTGTCTTTCTCGGTACTTCTGTTTAATTTCTTTTGACATTATTGTTATTATTTTTTTTTGCTTAAAGTACTAATAATTAACTAAATACTATCGTATAGTACTGTCTTTATCTCGTTTAATTCTTTCTCTAATACTCTTATCTTTCGTTGGTAGCTAGTTAGTATCATATCGTTTTTATCGTTCTCTATCTCTGTTTTAGTTAGTTTCTCGTCTTTATAATCGTACCACTCCTGAAGTCTAAGTAAGTGTAAATTAACCCCTTTAAGGTCGCTTATTATCTTTTTAGTCTCTTTAGTCTTATCAGGTCTAGCCTCTAGTTTAGCAGTTAACTCGGATAGTACTCCGTGACTCTTTAAGGTATCTAAATTTAATTCCATAGTATTCGTTTAAAAAGGAGTATCGTCTAATAAATCCTCTTCGTTATTTGTTCTCTCGAAAGATTTATTTTTAAAAAAGTCATCTTCTACTTTATCGTCTAAACCTGGTAGAGTTTCTTGCTTTCCGGTTCTTTCTTTTATCTTAGTTCTATCTGCGTAAATATCTACCCCGTCCCAGTCTTTACAGTAGTAAGCGTTCATCTCTTTATTATAGAAAAAAGTATAATCACCTTTCTTAGAAGACCCTTTAGGCTTTTCTTTAGCTATCCTTACAATAGCCTCGTTAGCTTCGTAAGTTCCTTGCCCGTTATCTCTAGTCACTCCGTAAGGAGGTCTCCAAACGATAATCATTTGTTCTCCTTTTCTAAACCAAGCTTGACCACCTGCGAACTCTCTAGGAGTAGGCATAGGACAAAACCTTTTACCGTCCTTTTCTATAATAGGCTGATCTCTAACGTGGGTAATTAAGCAGTTGTGCCTTTGGGTCTTTCTAGCGTTCCTACGGCATTTACCTAATAACTCCTCTATGTATAAATCTTGTCTACTGCTAAAGTCGTGTTTAACCTCGTTAAAAGGGTCTATAGTAGTAGTAGAAAACTTAATATCTAAATCTTTCTCTACTTTATCTACCATCTCGTAATAATCGTCTAAAGACATAGTTTCGTCTTTCGGGTCGATAACTATAAAGTGTTCGCCTATAAAGTATTCCGCTTGGCTTTTATCCGCTTCAGTCATTTTAGTACCTTCTTTACCGAAGTAAGGCTTGTTAATATACTTATGGCATAGTTCTGCAAATACCTCGTGTACTTCTCCGGTCTCTGGAGTAAATATTATATGCTTATCCCCGTAAATACAAGAAAGGTTAACTAAGACCTCTAACCAAAATTCAGACTTTCCCGAAGCTGGCGCACCAGCAATATAAGTAGTACAACCTTTTTTAACAGACATTCCGCATTTATCGAAGTCAAACCCTATCTCCTTACCTCTAATTAATCCTTTTTCTCTTAACTTAAATAGCTCCTTACTTACATCGCTTAATTGGTAGTAGTGTTTTTGTTTACTCATATTATTCGTTTTAAAAATGTTCGTTAAATCCAGTAGAGTAAGATTCGTTCTTAATTATTTTAACGTCGTTCTTTTTTACTTCGCTATCTCGTTTAAGCCAATTAAGTATAGTTAAATAAACGCTTTTTATCTTATCGTTCTTTTTCCAGTTCTCAATCTTAGCTAGATAATGATCTATAGTCGTACTATCGTAATGCTTTAAAAGCTTCTTATAATCTACCATAGATAGAACTAAATGCTTATTCTCGTAATAGTTAGACGGGTCTTCTACTTCTTCTTTAAGAGATACTCTTTCCATATAAGAATACTGCTCTATAAGGAAGTTAAAAGAATCATCTACCTTACTTTTATCTAATAGGTCTAAACCAGTCCTAACACTCTTAGGAAGCTCGTTAAAAGCCTCTATAGCTGATTTCTTCATATTAGTATTGTACTTCTGGTGCTTCATATAGTTAACTAAGATGATATAGTTATCTACGTGTTTAACCTTACCTAACCTCTCGAATACTTCTAATGCATCTTTTATACATTCTAAACTTAGACCCGTTTCAAAAGCCATCTTCCTTTTAGAAGCTTCGTAAATGCCTAACATATTAGTCTTTTAGTTAGTAATTAGGTAAAGGAATAATAGTTTATACTCCGGAGCTATATCCTCTATAAAAGGGTCACTCCAAAATGACGTTGATACGCTTCGCTTCTTACTCATAGGTCTCTGATTTTAAAATGTGTCTGTAAAATAAACTAAAAAAAGTATTCCAAGCCAACCCTAACATAAATAAATCTATTAACGGGTTAATCATAGCTTCATAATAGATTATAGCTAAAGCTAATAGTAGTATCATTAAACTCTTAAAAAAGTGAAAAGCATCCGTAAACCATACCGGAATATTATTACGTCCCTGAGATACTGAACCGTTTTTATATTTATTCCTCCAGGATACATCGCCATTCCACCAGGATACGCTAAAAGGTTCTTTATTAAATATAGATTTGTAAAAATGAAACTGCGTTACGTCCATTACAGCATTGCAGATAGCTGCTAACATTACTAGTACTAAACTCATTTTAAAATATGTTTAATAACGTTAACAATACCAGCTATAATAAATACAACCACATAAAAAGCTATAATTGTAGCCATAACCACCATAATAGGATAAGCCCAGTCAAACCAATTAGACAATACTCCCATAATACCCATAATAAATCCATAGGTAAATAACTGCGTTAATACGTTTTTTACAAATATTTCAAATAGTCTTTTCATTTCGTTTTTGTTTAATTAAGAGGAGTGTTTCCACCCCTCTATAATTTCTAAATCTAATTCTTTAAGTAGGTACTTAAAATGGCAAATCTGACGGTGAATCATCTATTACCTTTCCTTCTGGCTTCCAAGTATTCACACTAACCGCGTGAGTCTTACCGTAATCATCTGCCCCGTTTCTCTTCTTAGAGATAGTTAGGTTAATGTACTTTTTACCTTTAAACTCGCTAACGTGTTCTTGTGGTAAGTCTGATAAACATACGCTAAAGTTAATGAATCCATACTGTTCGTTCTCCTTTCCGTTTCCTACGAAAATTTTTGCTTCACTCATATTATAAAATTTAATTGTTTACTGTTTAAAAATAGGCATT